AATTCAAGTCTTCCCATTTTAAACTGATTGCTTCTCCAACTCTCATACCCGAATAAGCAAGTAAGGTAAAGAACTCCAAGTCATTATCTAATCCGTGAGTTTTAGTTATATTTATAAAGTCAGCTAATTCATTTTTTTCTAGAAAAACTAAACCACGTTCTTTTTCTGAGTAATCCATGTTTTTAGGTATCGCATGATTATCAGTTGGATTTATTTTTAAGTACTCCATATCAACAGCATAATCAAAAATCATTTTTCCTACGACATGAATCCCTTCTCTAGTGTTGTATTTATATTTTGGTACTAATGAATTCATATATTTTCGATAAGTTTGTTTTGATATTTGACTGATTGATATATGCTGCCATGCTTTTAAAAGGTGTTTAGCTGATTGTATTCTGTTTCTAGTAGAACTTTGCTTTCTTGTATAAGGATAAGTTTCAATCCATTCATCATAAAGAGATTGAAATTTCATGTTTTCTCCTTTAAAAAACTCACCTTTCTTTATTTGAAGTTCTATTTCCATTGCAGCTAGTTCGGCTTCTTCTTTTGTTTTAAATCCTCTTTTTTTAATTTGTTTTGGTTTAAATGTGATAGGGTCTTTCCCATTTGATACAACAAAATACCACGATCCATTTTCCTCTTTAATGTAAGCTATGGTATATCCCTCCAGTTTTAAGCTAATCTAGATTATAGAATAACTTAATCATTTTCAAAAACCTTTGCTGTTCAGCTAGATCTAATTTCTTTCCATCAATCCATATATCATCTCCTTCTACTTTTATGAGGGAAGAAGCTCTTATTAAGAGGTCATTTGGTAAATTGAAATCTGCTTTAGATTGCTTAGTAGATTCAATATAACCGCTGTAGATCATGAGTGTATTGTTATCAATATCCAATTGTTTAGATAATTTCTTTAAAATATCAACACCAGGTCTTTCTATTCTATTATTTTCAATTCTAGATAAGTAAGATTTAGTGGTGCCTAATAATGTTGCTAATTGTTCTAAAGTTAAATTCATTTCATTTCTTCTTTTACGAATCACTTTACCTACATGCTTCAATTATAATTCCTCCCCTCATAAAATTCTTATTGTTAAATATGTTACGTTATGTTTAGTTATGTGTCAATATAAAGTTTCTTAATAAGAAACTACTTGTAGTTTATTAAGTGAAAAATCATAAACTACAAGTAGTCTATATTGTTGTATCATATGTTGTTAGAGAGAAATGATTATTGTAAATGAAAACACAGAAAAATAATTTTAAGTTTACTAAAAGTATAAAATAACCATTGATAAAATAAAATTACTACTGTAGAATGATATATAAATTAAATATTAACTTTCGAATATTTAATGATATTAATCAATTATTAATAAAAAGGAGGTGAATTGGTATGAAGTTGATGGAAGTTAATCAAGAAGGATTAAATGAATTAATTACTCAAATAGTAGAAGAAAGAATAAAAGAGTATGACTTAGAAGAAAAGTTTTATTTCTTGAATACAAGACAGTTAGAAGAATATTTAGGTATGTCTTGGCCTACTATTTCAAAAGTTTTTTTACATGATCCAGAATTTCCAGTATTAAGAAAAGGAAATCATTACACTTTTCACAAGAAAGATTTAGATTTGTATTTAGACGGCTATTACGAAGAAGTGAAAAGAAATGGTGGTGATATTTTAAAATACAGAAGAAAGGGTTGAAGATATGTTTGTAAATAGAAAAAGCCCCGTAACTCACGGCAATGAGCTAACAGGGCATGAAACGATACTACATCTTTATTCTATAATAAACTTTGCACAATCGCAATCACTAGAAAGAGAATCCATATGAAAAATTATGATGAATTTTATGAAGAAGTAAAGGGCTTTGAAATACCAAGCCCTTTTTTTATAGAAGATAATAAATTATATAGAGAAAATGGAAAAAAAGAAGAATTTGAATTTATTAGTAGACAAGTGCCTTATATTACAAAGTATTTCGATGATGTTGAAGAAAATAACGTACAGTATGAATTGAAGTGGTTTAATGATGGAAAGATATACAATGAGATTATTCCTGCTATTGCGTTAGCGACAAAACGAGAAGTTATTTTACTAGCAAATAAAGGATTGAGTAGTAATGATAAAAATGCACGTTTTCTTATTGAATACTTCGATCTTTTTCTAGAAAAAAATAAATTAAAGCGTTCACTCGTTGTAAATCATTTAGGTTATGTAGTGGAGACATTTATACATCCATCCTTAAAGTCAGAATACCGTATTGTTCCACCAGATGATGGAGAATTGCAACGTTTAAATGCAATTAAGTGTAGTGGTAGTGTTGAAGAATGGATAGAAAAAGTTTTAGCTCCATTATATGATAACCCTAAAGCTTTATTTTCCGTTATATCATCATTTGCTTCTATACTATTTAAAGAATATGATTTAACACCCATACTAGTAGATATTTCTGGTATGTCATCAAGTGGTAAAACAACTGTACAGAAAGCATCTGCCAGTGTATGGGGGAAACCCAGTAAATATATTAGTTCGATGTTAACAACAAAGATAGCTATTGAACGTATGGCGGCATTTTTAAATGCATTTCCTTTAATATTAGATGATACAAATACAGCTCATGATCCACGAGCATTACAGCAAATGATTTATATGTTTGGTAATGGAACAGGAAAAATGAGAGGAAGTTTAGAAGGTAGTAGGGTAACAAGTTCCTGGCAGTCAGTTTTGATTACAACAGGAGAAAATAATATATTAGAATATACTAATTCTCAAGGAAGTGCTGCACGAGTCATACCTATTACTAACTTCAAATTTATAAATAAAGATAGAGATTATTTCGCTTCTATGAATCAAAATGTGGAAAAGTTTTATGGGAGTATTGGTTTGGAATTTATTAAACGTTGGAAACAACATGCTTATTGCTTTAATGGTCGATTTGATGAGTTAGCTAAGAAATATCAGTTATCAGCTTCAAGTAATGACGTAATGCGTAGAATAGCTTTACACTATTCATTTATTGTCTTTGTAGCAGAAGTGATAAATGAATTATTTAAAGAAGAAAATATATTAATACCAATTGATAGTTTAGGAGAATTATTTCTACAGATTTGTGATGAAAATAATCATGTAGATCGAGCTAAAAGTATTTTAATAGAAATATTAGAAGAATTAGATGCAAATAGGAATACTATTTATAATCATAGTATACCCCCTAATTCCATTTATGCGATATATAATGAAAATGGTTTATTTTTAACAATTAACTTTTTGAAAAACAAATTAAAAGAAGATCAAAGCCAAATAAGAGAAGTATGGCAAAGTAAAGAACTGACACTAAAGCAAAAACAAAACGGGAGAATTGTTGATTATAAAACAATTACACATAAAGGCGAATCATTCAGAGTAGTACAAGTTAGTGAAAAATTTATAGAGCAAGAAGGATTTGATTTTTCTATGAAAGAAATTAATAAATAACAATTATTAGATGTAATTGTGTAATTATGTAATTGAAGTATTGAAAGTGTATTGGTGATAAGGTTTTAGCAGTTACAAAATCTATGACATAAATACATTACTAGAAAAAATTACAAATCATCATTAAAGGAATTACAAGAATAATTACAACTTGTAATTCCTTTTTAATTGATATGACAATGTTTCGAGAAGTGGATTACAAAATTACACATTTATTGTATTACTATTGTGTTTTCTAATAAAATATTTTATATTATTAGTTATTTAATTTTTATAAGTGAAATTATTTTTTAATTGTATAATTTTAATGAGAAAATGTTATATTAATATGATTTTAAATAATAATATGTTATCTTAATATAAGTAGGATGAAAGGGGATGTAGATTTGAGGTTTATAGGCTCTAAAACTAACTTATTAGCTGAAATAGAAGCATTACTTAAAAAAAATATAGATAATAGCGAAGTAACTTTTCTTGATCTTTTTGCAGGAACAAACATTGTAGGAGATTATTTCAAAAAAGATTATACAATTTATTCGAATGATATACTTTATTTTAGTCATGCTATTGCGAAAGCAACCATAGAAAATAATGAATCACTAACTTTTGAAGGTTTAAAGAAAATAGGAATTAACAGTCCATTTGAATATTTGCAGTATGAAGAACCTTTATCTTTATGTGATTACTATTATAGAAATTATACTCCAAAAGGAGATAGTATGTATTTTACTGAAGAAAATGGAAAAAGAATAGACTTTATTCGAGAAACTATAGAAGAATGGAAAAATGAACAATTAATTACTGAAATTGAATACTATTATTTATTGTCTGCACTAATAGAAGCTGTTCCTTTTGTAAGTAATACAACAGGTACTTATGGGGCTTTTTTAAAACACTGGGATGATAGAGCATTAAAACCAATTGAGTTAGTTCCATTAAATGTAACGAATAATAATAAGAGAAATAAGGCATTTAATGAAGACGCAAATGAATTGGTTAAAAAAATAGAAGTAGATATTGCATACATTGATACACCTTATAATAGCAGGCAATATGCATCTAATTATCATGTACTTGAAAATATAGCAAGGCATAATAAACCTGAATTAAGAGGTGTTACAAAATTATTTGATTGGTCTAACTTAAAAAGTGATTATTCTATGAAACTAAGGGCTAAAAAAGCAATGTATGATTTAATTGAAAATATAAACGCTAAACATATAATTGTTAGTTACAATAATGAAGGTATAATTACAGAGGAAGAATTAATTGAGATGTTAAGAGAGTTTGCAATTGATGATAATATTCAAGTTAAAAGAATCCCTTATAGAAAGTATATGTCTAAAATCCCATCAAAATCAAAAGAGTTATACGAGTTATTAATATATATCCAAGGTAAGCCTTTAAACGTGAATAAAAAAAATGTAATCACAAAGGAAAGCTTAGAAGTTGATAAGTGGAGAATACCTACAAAAAAGTATATAAAAAGTCCTCTTAATTATATTGGTGGAAAGTACAGATTGTTAAAGCAAATATTACCTTTATTTACTGATGAAATAAATACATTTGTCGATTTGTTTAGTGGTGGAGCAAATGTTGGTATCAATGTCAATGCGAAAAAGCATATTTCTAATGACATGAATTATAAAATTAATGAATTATTTAGGTATTTTGCCCAACAAGAACATAATGATTTAGTAGAAAAAATAAAAAATAGAATTGAACATTTTCAATTAAGTAAAACGAATGAAAAAGCTTACTTAGATTTTCGGAAAATGTATAATAGTAATCCAAATCCTTTAGATTTATACATCTTAGTGTCGTTTAGTTATAACTATCAATTTAGATTTAATAATTCATTGCAATTTAATAATCCTTTTGGTCGGAATCGAAGACAGTTTAGTGAGAATATGGAAAAAAACTTACGTGCTTTTATATCTAGATTAAGTACAATGGATGCTGTTTTTACAGATGAATTTTTTATTAATTTAGATTTATCGAATTTAAGAGAAGATGATTTTGTCTATCTTGATCCACCATATCTAATTACTACAGGGAATTATAATGATGGTAATCGAGGATTCTTAAATTGGACTGAAACCCAAGAACTTGCTATGTATGAATTGATGAACGATCTTACTGAACAAAGAGTTAGATATGCTTTAAGCAATGTGCTTGAACACAAAGATAAAAAGAATAAATTATTAGAAAAATTTATTGAGGAAAATGAAACAACTGTGAACTATCTTGATTTTAATTATAATAATTCATCACATAATTCAAAAGGTAAAGGAAGTAAAGAGGTATTGATTACAAATTATAATCCTATAACATATGAAATTTTTAATCTTAAGAATATTGGTTATAAAATCAAATAAAAACGGGAGGATTGAACCTCCCTTTTTTCTAAAATATTTTTTTAAATTCTTCCATACTATTTAATTGATTATCATAGGCAACATAATTATTCATATAACCTTGATTTTCGATTTGATTTAAGTTTAATAAATCCTTTGAACTAATAAAACCAATCAAATCTACAGTTTCTGTATTACGATGATAATGAACAGACACATATATATCTTTTGGACGGTTTTTAAATTGTTCGACCATTTCTAAAGTGCGTGTATGGAACTTTTCTGTTCTAGTTTTAACGTCTATTCTATAACCATTAATTATAAAATCATAATCATCAGGCTTCTTAAAAGAAGTTTTGTCTTCGTTATAAGGAATACCTTCTCTTTCAAGCCAAAATCGAAAAGCTTTTTCTCCAATTTTACCTTCATTCATTTTTGGTGCTGCGTTATTTGCTCCACCTTCATGAAAATCATGACGACGACTAGTATAATTCTGAGAAAGAGTAGAGTATTCAAGTGCTTCGTCCTTCATTTCTTTTGTAACTTTAATTTTCACCATTTAATCACTCCTAAAAAATAATTTCGCTGTTATTCATGTAATTAGGTAAATTATTTGGATCTAAAGTACCTTTAAGTACTGCATCAGCACCAGTTAATAATTGTTCAACACTTAAAGCTCCACCAAAAGTATTTGTTTCTCTAGCAGTATAATCAAGCTGTTCCTCAAAAGTACCTATAAACTTACTAGAAACCCACAAAAAATAAAATTGGTTTTGATGAATTTTTGGATCAAATTCAGTCCACCATTCTGTGGGATTACGTACGCTGTCGCGTCGCTTATTATCTTCAATATAACGAATCATTTGATCTGCTTGACTTATCGATCTGGAATACCCATTGCTGTATGCTTTCGTATCAACAATAATTCCAAATTTATTTGTAAAGACTAAACAGTCTGGCTTTCGAGCACCACCAAGTATCATTGAATTAAGTCCGTAAATTTTACGGAATAATTCAGCTGTAATTATTTCAAAATCTCTATTGCGATTACCGTCATATGCTATTTCTAGTAATTCAATATATTTCGGTTCAAGATTTGTGTTGCGCATATAATCTGCTTTACGTTTTTCACTAGCTTCATCTTTTAGAATATTGTTAATATGTAAATCAGGAATAGTGAAGTCACTTATTAAGTCTTTTAATTCAATAGTGTTACCGTCTTGAATAATTCGAAGTCCAAATGTACTAAGCCCACGAATGTCATTATTGATAATATATTTGTCGTCATCGAACCCTGATTGTTTAAGTTTATCAAGTAAGACATTAAATGAAGATGTTTCTTGTAATGATTTTAAAATGTGTGCTCGACGTGTTCGGACATAGTTACGATTACTTCCGTTAGTAGCAAGAAACTCCCACATAACATGCTTCCTCACACGACTATTACTAGAAAAACCATTAGCTTGTCTAAGACTATGTTTACCTTTAGCTGTTATTTCGTAAGCCATAAAGTTATTAAATTTACCAGAATTTTTTTCTATTTTTTCAGAATGAGAATATATTAATCCGAGTTTTTTTAACCAAGTAGAAATCATACGAGCATATTTGTCACTAGTACCCTCTACATCATTTCTAATGCTAGTTATTTCATGTTCTGGTGCACTTTTAATCCAATCAATCATTAAAGTTTCATCATAAGATGTAAACCCCTTCTCACCACGAAAGCCAAGTTGATTACCTATAAAGAATTTAGTTTTGTAACCATCGTTTTCAGATAATATTCTTAACACTTGTGTTGCAGGAGGGTATTTTAATAGTGAATTAATAAGTAGTTCTTGTTCTTCGTTAGAATCATCTTCAGTGAATGCGAACTCTTTACCTAAATCTGTAATAGTAAACATATCAGAATTTCTATCATGTTGAGTAAAATTAAGAGTGACAGCCCAACGAAGAAAACCATCTGAAGTCCAGTTGTCTGAGAACATTTTACCTGTTCTTTTCCATTGTTGTGGGACAAGAGAAATTTGGATTAAAGAATCAGCTTCAGCAGCTGAACGATTTCTGGGTGCATTTCCATGTTTATCTTTACTACTTCCTACTAAATCTATATAACTAAAATTAATGATATTATTGTCGAGCTTATTTTGTAAGTTATCACGAATATTATCAAAATAAACAATTTGTTCATGTATTTTTATATCTTTAAGATTTTTATAATGTGAAGAATTAGATTCAAATATTTGAACAGTTCTTTTAAGTTTTATAAAATCAGAAGGGTTTTGTACCCAACCAAATGTGCGATCATACATAATATTCCTCCTGAATAGACAATATATTT